ATGGCTGAAACAAATGAAGACCCAAATAACTACCCTGATCCCCGCGCTGACCATAAGGCGGCAAAGCGGCAAGCCTTTCTGGAGCATCTGGCGATCACCTCCAGCATCAAGGAATCGGCGGCGGTCGCCGGTATCGCCAATGGCACATTATATTTCTGGAGAGAGCGTATCCCCGATTTTGGCGCGGCCTGGTTAAAGGCGCTGGCGGCAGGTTATGAGCTGCTGGAAATGGAGATGCTCGAACGCGCCCGGCAGGGCGTTGAGCGCAAGATCTATTATCATGGCAAACATGTTGGCACCGTGCGCGACTATGATCACAAGACAGCGTTGCAACTTCTGCGTCTGCATAAGGAAACGGTGGCGCTGGTTCGCGCTGCACAGGCCGAAGTGGCGGCTGAAGCGGAGCCGGTGCGCGACACGCTGGATGAGAAGCTGAAAAAGATCAACGTGCGCCTGCGCGCCTTTCAGGCCGAAAAACGGCGTAAAAAAGCGGCCGCACGAATGCTTGATCCGGACAAAAGCAACGGTGCAGTTCATGGATCGTGATCTACTAAAGGCAGCCGAAATTGGCGCACTGGAGGACGACGACCGTGCGCTTTACCTCGGCCTGATGGACCGGGAAACCTGCCAGCAATATGAGGCCAGCTGGCACTATTGGGCGCGCAACGAACAATTACCACCTGCTGGCGACTGGACCGTGTGGATGATTATGGCCGGGCGCGGTTTTGGCAAGACCCGTGCCGGTGCGGAATGGGTCCGTGAAATTGCAGAGAGTGACGGCAGCGCGCGCTTTGCTCTGGTTGGTGCGAATCTTGGCGAGGCGCGGATGGTAATGGTTGAGGGAGAGAGCGGCCTATTGTCGATCGCTCCAACGAAAAACCGCCCGCTTTGGGAGCCGTCGTTAAAGCGACTGCGCTGGTCAAATGGTGCCGAGGCTTATCTCTATTCGGCGGCGGAGCCGGAAGGCCTGCGCGGGCCACAGCATAGTCATTCATGGTGCGACGAGATTGCCAAATGGACCAACAATGCCGGGCAGGCGCAAGCGGCCTGGGATAATCTGAAAATGGGTTTGCGGCTTGGCGACGCGCCCAAAATTACTGCGACGACGACGCCAAGGCCGGTACCGCTGGTGCGGGCGCTGGTCAAGGACAGCGGTACTGTGACTACGCGCGGCAGTACTGAGGACAATGTCGCAAATCTGCCCTCGGCATTCATCCAGGTGATGGAGGCTGACTATGGCGGCACGCGATTGGGGCGGCAGGAGCTGAATGGCGAACTGATCGAGGAGTTGGAAGGCGCTTTGTGGACGCGGGCGATGCTGGAGGAATGCCGGGTGCGGCAAGATGAAGAAACTCCGGACCATCGCCAAATTCGTCATGCTGAACTTGATTCAGCATCCAGAGTGTCAAGCAGAGAGGTCTGTGATCATCGTGAGGGTGACGTGAGCTACACTGGATCCCGGATCAAGTCCGGGATGACGGAGGGGATGACGACAGACTGGACGAGAATAGTCATTGGCGTCGATCCACCCGCCTCCAGCAGCGGAGATGCCTGCGGGATCATTGTTGCTGCCCTGCGTACAGATAATAAAGCCGTCATTCTCGCCGACCAAAGCGTCGAGAAGGCCAGTCCCGAAACATGGGCAAGAGCAGTAGCAGATGCGGCCCGAAACTGGGGTGCTGACCGTGTGATTGCTGAAGCCAATCAGGGCGGAGAGATGGTCAAATCAGTCTTGCAAGCTGCGGATATCTCTTTGCCGATCCGGCTCGTACGCGCCTCACGCGGCAAGGTCGCCCGGGCTGAACCGGTTGCGGCACTCTATGAAGCGGGGCGGGTGCTCCATATGGGTGCGTTTTCTCGCTTGGAGGACGAGTTGTGTGGGTTGTTGGTCGGTGGCGGTTATGATGGACCGGGCCGCTCACCTGATCGCGCTGACGCGCTGGTCTATGCGTTGACGGAATTGATGCTGCTGCGGCGGCGAGAACCGCGGGTGCGGGTTTAGGAAGTGAAGGATTGTTTATTGGAGTTCAGGCGCCCGGCGCCTGAGGTAAAAAAAGCAACTATACAAAAATACAAAGGAACAACCATGAGCATTTGGGACAGTCTGGCCCTCGCCTTCAAGGGCGGGGGTGAACGAACACGGCCGCCTTTGGGGCGCAGTTATATCGGCTCCTATGGAGGCGCTTTCTTTTCGGGAGAAGCGCCCTTTTCATATGAGGGACGTGTGCGCGAAGCCTATGTCGAAAATGCGGTGGCTCAGCGCGCGGTGCGGATTGTTGCTGAAGGGGTTGGTGGTGCGCCGCTCTCTCCGATGGACGATACGCTCGCGATGCTTGTCAATGCGACCAGCGCCGGCCAGTCTCTTCTCGAAACCGTTGCCGCGCATCTGTTGCTGCATGGTAATGCCTATGTGCAGGTGATGTGCGGAATCGACGAGCAGCCTGCTGAGCTGTTTGCTCTGCGGCCCGATCGGATCACGATCGAGCCGGATGAAAAGGGCTGGCCGATTGCCTATGTCTATCGCGCAGGCGAGCACCAGACCCGCATTGCCGCACTGGATGACAGGGGGCGGCCTGCGATTATTCATATCAAGGCTTTTCACCCGACCGATGATCATTATGGCCTTGGCTGTCTCGGTGCAGCGGCAAAGGCAGTGGCGGTGCACAATGCGGCGGCGCAGTGGAACAGGGCCTTGCTCGAGAATGCGGCGCGGCCATCAGGAGCGCTGGTCTTTGATCCCGGACCGGATGGATCGGCGCTGACGTCGGATCAGTTTGATCGGCTCAAGGCCGAGATGGAGGCGAGCTTTGCCGGGTCCGGAAATGCCGGAAAGCCGATGCTGCTCGAAGGCGGCTTGAAATGGGAACGCATGAGCATGACCCCTGCGGACATGGATTTTGTGGCTTTGAAAGCGGCCGCGGCAAGAGAAATCGCGCTGGCCTTTGGTGTGCCGCCCATGCTCCTCGGGCTGCCCGGCGACAATAGTTATGCCAATTACCGTGAAGCCAATCGGGCGCTGTGGCGGCTGACGATATTACCGCTGGCTGGGAAGATTCTGGACGGTCTGTCTGCAGCGTTAGGGGATTGGTTTGAAGATATGTCACTGGCCGTGGACCGCGATCAAATACCCGCACTGTCGGAGGATCGCGAACGATTGTGGCAGCAAGTGAGCGAAGCGGATTTCCTGGCACCCGAAGAGAAACGGGCAATGTTGGGGATCGAGTAGTCTGTTTAGTTATGTGGGTTTTTATTCACCTCAAGCGCCGGGCGCGGGCATCCGCCCGCTTGGCTATCGCGCCATAAGGCGCGGCGGCCGGTCGGCCTTGCCTCACTACGTTCGGACGACGAACTAAAGGATCATGCTCTCAAAGTCGCGCTGAACCGACGCGAAGCGGAGGCAAGCGCGACTGCGCGCCCGAGCTTATGCGAGGAAAGCCAAGCGGGCGGATGCCCGCGCCCGGCGCTTGAGGTTCAACAAAATCCCCGCGCCCGGCGCCTGAGGTCTAACAAAAAAGGAATCACAGAATGCAAAACGAAGAAATGCTCGCTCGCCTGGTGGCGCAGGCGGAAGGCGATGGCGCTGACCTGATCACGCTCCGCGCGATTGTCGAGGAAGCGACCGACAGCGGTGCGGAGCGCGTGCTCGACCGGCTCGGTTTGGCCGATCACAAGGCACCGGATGATCTTGACGAGCTACGCGAATTGCTCCGCGCCTGGCGCGATGCCAAGGCGAGTGCATGGAAAGCGGCGATTACGTGGGTTATTCGCGCTATGCTGGCGCTGCTTCTGATCGGTATCGCCATGCGGTTCGGGTTCGGAAGCCTGATTACGTGAGCGCCATCCGCTTTGCTGGCTATGCCGCTATCTTTAATCGTATCGACAAAGGCGGGGACATTATTCGGCCGGGTGCCTTTGGGTCACTGGCTGACGGGCTGTCGCTGCCCCTGCTCTGGCAGCACCGACAGGAGAACCGCATCGGCAGCATCAGCTATGCCCGCGAAGATCAGCGTGGCCTGCGCGTCATCGGAACCCTGTCGACCGCGACACGGGTCGGGCGAGAGGTCGCGGCAATGTTGGCGGGCAGGACGGTTGAAGGTCTTAGCTTTGGTTATCGTGTGGAGCAATCGGCTGGACGACGACCGCGGATCCTGCACCATCTCGATGTTGCCGAAATCTCGCTTGTTACCTGCCCAATGCAGCCGCTGGCGCAGGTGCACCTCATCATGTGCTGAGGACAAACTCAATTACTTACCAGAAAGGAATATCATGGACTTTTCCAATACCCCCCTTGAAACAAAAGCAGAGCCGCTGGAGGCCTCGTTTGACGCCATTTTGCAGGCGGAAGAAAACGGCAATCACGACAATAACGACAATAACGGAAAGGCGATTACCGATCTGCGCAGCGATATCGACGGTCTGAAAAGCCAGATGTCAGAGATCTCCAAGGCATCGGCGCGACCTGCTTTGGCCGCGAATGAGGACGGTGCGAAGGGCATGATGTCTTCCAACGCCGCTCGCGATTTCACAGCAAAATATCTCCGCCGGGGCGATCATAGCGGGGTTGAGCTCAAAAGCTTTTCCGGCGCATCCGGCCCCGAAGGTGGTTTTGCCGTGCCACAGGAAATTGATGCGCTGATCGGCCGAACGCTGAAGGACATTTCGCCCATTCGAGCGATTGCGACGGTGGTGCAGACTGGCAGCGCGGGATATCGCAAGCTCGTCACCGATGGTGGCACCCCTTCCGGTTGGGTTAGCGAAACCGCTGGACGGCCAGAAACCGACACACCCAATTTCAACGAAATCGCACCGCCGACCGGAGAGCTTTATGCCAATCCAGCGGCGTCGCAGGCGATGCTGGATGACGCGGCCTTTGATGTTGAGGCGTGGCTCGCGGATGAAATTGCTCGCGAATTTGCGCAGGCGGAGGGGGCAGCATTTGTTGGCGGCTCCGGGGTTAATCAGCCGCGCGGTTTCCTCAATGCGCCAGTGACCGAGGAGCTAGATGATGCTCGCGCCTTCGGGACGCTGCAATATATTCCATCGGGTGCGGCTGGTGACTTTGCCGGAAGCGATGGCGAGGATGCGCTTGTTGATCTGGTTCACGCGTTGAAACCGGCGTACCGGCAAGGCGCGAGCTTTGTGATGAACAGCGCGACCTTGGCTCAGATCCGCAAGTTCAAAACCGCCGATGGCGCGTTCCTGTGGCAGGCGTCACTGGCTTCGGGTCAGCCGGATATGCTACTCGGCTATCCAGTGGTTGAGGCAGAAGATATGCCGGATGTGGCGGCCGACAGCCTGTCGATCGCTTTCGGCAATTTCCGCGCGGGCTATCTCATCGCGGAGCGCAGCGCGACCAGCATCTTACGCGATCCGTTCACCAACAAACCCTTTGTCCATTTCTACGCGACCAAGCGCGTCGGTGGGCAGTTGATGAACAGCGAAGCGATCAAGCTGATGCAATTCAGCGCGACCTAGCTACTCCCCACAGTTGTGCCCAGGCGCGACGATACGCGCCCCTGTCCGGGGTCTTCTCCTACCCCGGCACGGGCGCCCCTTATCCTGTTAGAAAGGACACCCCACCCGTGAGTTTTCCTCCTGATGACATGCTTCCTGTACCGATAGAGTTGATCGATGAAGTTAGAGGTTTTCTGCGCCTCGATCATGTCGAAGATGATGAGGCGATTGCCCAGCTATTGCGCAGCGCCGCGCGTCTATGCGAAAATTTTATTGGTCAGAGACTGATTGCCCGCTCGGTTTGCGACCGGATGCCAGTGCGAACGGAATGGCAGAAACTGAAAAAGCAACCGGTGCAGGCGATCACGCTGGTCGAAGCTGTCGGGCCTGATGGCGCGCTGACATCTTTGCCATTGAATGATTATGCCCTTGATATCGACAGTGATGGCGTTGGCTGGGTCAAATTGCTTCCCGCCAACATGGTCGCGCGCATTGCCGTCACTTATGACGCTGGCCTGGCCACAGACTGGGCGCATGTGCCCACCACATTGCGCCAGGGTGTCGTTCGGCTGGCTGGCTATCTCTATACGCACCGTGACCGCATGGATGCTGGCGGCCCTCCAAGCGCGGTGACCGCCCTTTGGCGACCTCATCGCCGGATGCGTGTGGCATGAGCGGGTCCAGAACTGACGGGTCGGAATTTAGCGGTTTGCTGCGTGAACTGATTCACATTGAACGGCAGTCTTCTGAGCGCGATGCCGCCGGATCAGCGATAGATCAAAACGATCCCATTGGCGATTTCCGGGCGTCGGCAGAACCGTTGGGTTCCGGTGATGAAGTGGTTGCTGGCAGCCGCTCCGCGTTGCCGCGCTGGCGCTTCACCTTGCGCCAGACCAATGCCATTCGACCCGGTGACATGCTGACCTGGAGTGACCGCGAGATGGTTGTCCAGTCGGTCGCCGCCGATCACCGGTTCATTCCAAGAACCTTCCTGCAAGCCGAGGAGAAACGGGTGTGAAGAAGTTGAAACACAAAGCCGAGAAAGCAGCAAGCGCAGCGACGCAAAAGATCAAGACAGATATCAAAATGGCGCTTGTCGAAGAACTGTCAAACAATCTGTCCATAGAAGAAACGAACGACGGCGTGGCGATTTCGGGTTCCGGTCTCGGCTCAGAGATTGTCTGCAATCATGGTCTGCGCGACGTCGCTTTTCTGATGCGCGGTGTCCGGTGACGGGCGCTGTCGAAATCGTGCAGCAAAGCCTGATCGCGGCGCTGAACGCGCATGTGCCTTTGATGGCGGAAGTTGATGCTATTTATGATGGCCCTCCACCTCGGGCGCGCTTTCCGTATATTGCGCTCACAACCGGCGCCGCGCTGGACTGGAGCTTTAAGGGTGGAGTGGGTCGTGAGCTTAGTCTGGCACTAACCATCCATGACGACGGGCTAAGCGCTGCGCGCCTCCACCAGATAATGGCTCTGGTGGAGGAGGCTCTGGAAGACCGTCTGGCCGATCCGGAAGGCTGGCAGATAGTGACATTTGATTTCCGCCGCTCGCGGGTCTTGCGCAATGCCGTAAGCCCATGGAGCGGTCTGATCGAATATCGCGCGCGGGTTTTGAAAGGGGTTCAGATTTAACCTCAAGCGCCGGGCGCGGGCATCCGCCTGCTTGGCTTTCCTCGCATAAGCTCGGGCGCGCAGTCGCGCTTGCCTCCACTTCGCGTCGGTCTGGTGACAGACTTGAGTAGACAAACCTAAAGATCATCGTCCGAGCGAAGCGAGGCAAGGCCAACCGGCCGCCGCGCCTTATGGCGCGATAGCCAAGCAGGCGGATGCCCGCGCCCGGCGCTTGAGGAAATAATAAAAAATCCACCAACACAAACAAAAAGGAACCAAATCATGGCAGCAGAAAAAGGGAGCGCTTTTCTCCTGAGAATTGGCGATGGGGCGGACCCGATAGGCTATTCCACCATCGCCGGTCTGCGGACCACGCAATTGTCGGTCAATGGCGAACCGGTGACGATTACCAATAAGGACAGCGGTGGCTGGCGCGAGCTTTTGTCCGGCGCAGGGATACGGTCCGTATCGGTATCAGGCGCCGGTGTGTTTACGGGCTCGGATGCCGAATTGCGTATGAAAAACCACGCGCTGGAAGGAATGATCGACGCTTATGAGCTGAGCTTTGAAGGCGGCGACAGCATGCGCGGTAATTTCCTCGTCACCCGGCTGGATTACAGCGGTGATTATAATGGCGAGCGCAGCTACACGCTGAACCTCGAAAGCTCTGGTGCGGTGTCCCATGTCTGATCGCGCCAATTCGCTCCGCGGCGAAGCGGAATTGATGATCAATGGCCAGCGGCTGGTTCTGCGGCCCAGCTTTGCAGCTCTAGTCGCAGCGGAAGAGGAACTGGGGTCGTTATTTGATCTGGTTGAAAGGGCCGCGAATGGCCGGCTCATGCTGGCGGAAATCGCGGGCCTATTCTGGCACGTGATCAAGGACCGTTCGGAGGATCTGACTCGAGAGCATTTCGGTGAAGCAATGCTGCTGCTGGGCCTAACCGGCGTCACGCCTCCGTTGAAGATTCTGCTCAAACAGATATTGCAAGGACGGTAGGTGCTGCATGACCAAAGACTTCCGCGCCTCGGCAGCTCATTGTGCTGGGATTGTCCCCACAGTCCTTGGGTGGACGCCGGACCAATATTGGAGCGCGACACCCGCTGAATTGACCGCAATCCTGTATGTAGTTTCCGCCGCATCTCCGGGCAGTCAGACCGCTGAGCCGCTCAGCCGAACCCAACTCGAAAAGCTGAAAGAAACCTTTAGTTATGGATGAAGAAATCGAACGCCTTGTCATTGCTGTGCGGGCCGATACCGCCGGATTTGCGAAAGATGTGGCTGCCATGAGCCGCCAGCTTGATGGTCCGCTTGCCAGCGGTATGGAGCGCGCCGGCTCTGCTCTCGAAACCAGTTTGAGCCGGGCCATCCGGAGCGGATCGCTGGGTTTTGAAGGCTTGAAAGACGTAGCTCTGTCGGTCTTGGCGGATATTGCCAATGCAGCAATCAATAGCGGTATCGGCAACCTGTTTGGTGCCAATTCCAGTGGCGGCTCCGGCGGGGGCTTGCTGGGGATCGGGACTTCAATCCTCGGCGCTGCGGTTGGTGCACCGGGACGAGCGACTGGCGGACCGGTGACCGGTGGCCATGCTTATTTGGTCGGGGAGCAGGGGCCAGAGCTTTTTGTGCCGACTGCAGCGGGCCGGATAGAGCGCAGTGGCGGAATGGCCGCCGCGCCGAATATCCAGCTCACCATCAATATATCAGACAACGGGCAAGGCAGCGCGCCCGACCAGATACGTCGTTCCGGTCGTCAGGTGGCGCGCGCAGTGCGCAATGCGCTAGCCCATCGGGACGGATAAGCCATGGGTTTTTGGCTAGCGAAGGAGCGCACAGCGCAACAGACCAATTTTATCCAGCGCTTTGATCCGCGTTTCTGGACCGTCAATTTTCCGCGCCCAATGATGGCGTCGGTTGTGACGACCGCAGCGGATGCGCTGCGGGTTGATACGACCTTTTATAATTCGGACGATCTCGCAGGGCTGATCTGGGAGAGCGAGGATATACTCGACCACCCGTTACTGGCTTATGAGACAAGCCGCGATTATGCCCGGCTCAGCCTGCGTTTTCACTGGCGCTCATCCGGGATCATGCCACTAGATCAGGTGAACGGGCCAACCTTGACCATTGAGGGTCGCGATGCGCTGGGTCAGGCAAAGGCGTGGTACGTGCGGCTTTGGAACTATGCCAGCGGTACACCGACCGACGCTGATATCAATCTGGAATTTTCCAGCCTTGATGGCGGATTTCTGCTGCCCGGGGAAGCTGATCCGGTGCAGCCCGAAGATATTGACCGGCTGTTTATCTCGATTATTCCGCCAGACTATGATGGTGCGGGTTCACGCTATGCCGCGCCGCAAATTGGCTGGGTGGAGATGAGCGCCATCACCGCCGATGGTGGTGGCGCGGTGCTCGAAATTGGCGACATTATGGTGCCGGAAAATGGCCTATCGATGGCTACCGGCTATGATGATAGTTTTAACCAGACACCCGAACGCTTGCTGCGTTCGATCCGTGCACTCGGCTATCGCGGATCGATCAATCACTATGTCGGCATGAGCCACTATTTCCGGCTCGAATCAAATGGTGAAGATCTATATGTTAGCCAGTCCGAGCCGCAGGCAGATGAAGAATTTTCCACAATCAATCAGCCCTGTGCGGTCTGGCATCGCGATTTTGTCACCCGTGCGGAGGCGATGGATTTCACGGTCATTTTCTCGCTTTCCTACGAATTGTTTGATGTCCATTGCCGGGCGAGCTGGAAACAGCGCGCCGAAAATGGTGATCCGGCGCTGACCGGCTGGGTCCCACCTTCGACTTTGCTGTCGCCAGCCGAGCCAGCCGCCATGGGCTATTTGCAGGCTGTCGCGCGGGCATTCACCGCGATTGCACGGGACGCTGGAGCGTCGATTAAGTTTCAGGTCGGTGAGCCATGGTGGTGGGTCATGCCGGATGACGGGCGGATTTGTCTTTATGATGCGGCGGCACAATCGGAATTTGGCGATGCGCTGGTCAGCATCCCGGACATTCGCGGTGCGAAAACGGTAGCTCAGAATGCGATGCTGGACCAGGCCGGAGCGATTCTGGCGCAGTCTACGGCAGACCTTATAGCAGCGGTTCGAGACGAAGCGCTTGGCGCTCCGGTTGAAGCACTATTGCTCGCCTATCTGCCAACCATTTTGGACGATGCCGCACCCGAAGCAAAGCGCGCCAACCTGCCTGTTGGCTGGGCCAGTCCGGCTTTCGATATTCTGCAGCTTGAGGATTATGACTGGGTGATTGCGGGCGATCAGTCCGCGACCCGGCGCGGCATTGATCTGGCTACGGAGCGGCTCGGCTATCCGATGACGCAGCAGCATTATCTTGCCGGCTTTGTGCTCACCGCCGACGCCGGTTTTGTCTGGACCAATATGGTTGATGCAGTTGCCGCCGCAGAGATGCGGGGCACACCGGGGATCTTTATCTGGGCGCTGCCGCAAGTGGCGCGCGATGGATTTACCTATTTTCAGGAACTGGAGGATGATGTGAACGCCTTTGATGACGTGCAATTTCCGCTTTCGATCGGACGCGGCGCAACGGTTTCTCCGCGCTTTTCAACTGATGTTGTGACGACCCTCTCCGGCCATGAAAAGCGCAATAGCGACTGGGCTGATGCGCGGCTGGAATTTGATGCCGGGCCGGGTATACGCTCCGAAGAAGAATTGCGCAGTTTGATCGCCTTTTTTCGTGCCCGGCGTGGCGCAGCGAAAGCGTTTCGGTTTAGCGACCCCTATGATCATAGCAGCAATGCCATGATCGATCCGCCGACAATGATGGATCAGAATATCGGCATTGGTGATGGCGAACAGACTCGGTTTCAACTGACCAAAAGCTATGGCTTGGACGCCGCCGCCGAGGACAGCGAGGCGCAGCAGCGTCTGATCACCCGACCGCAACCGTCATCTCTGCTCGTTGCTGTTGATGGCTTGATCGCCAGCAACTGGTCGCTTGGCATGTTGGGCGAAGTGGTTTTTGACAGTCCGCCAGCGGCAAATAGCAATGTTACCGCCGGTTTCCTGTTCGACGTGCCTGTCCGCTTTGCCGAGGATCGACTGGAGGTTAGCGCCCGCACATTCATGGCTGGTGAGATTCCGGATATCCATCTGATCGAAGTGCGGGAAGGATCATGAGTCTGGCATGGCTGGATCAGCCGCTGACAACCAGCTGCTATGCGTGGCGGCTCGAGCGGGCAGATGGTGTCACCATCGGATTTGTGTCCCATGACCAAGATCTGATGATCGACCACGTGCGCTACCGCGCAGCGCCCGGAATGGTGCCCTCGACTATTGCGCTGTCCGACAGTCTGCAGTTGGACAGCGTCGATATCGAAGGCGTGATGACCAGCGCGGCGATTGCCGAACCAGACTTGATCGCGGGCCGCTGGAACGGCGCGCAGCTGCACATATATCTGGTCAACTGGGAAAGCCCGGAGGACGAACCGCTTCATCTTATCAGTGGCGAATTTGGTGAGATTACGAGATCCGGTGACGCTTTTAGAGTGGAGGTGCTTGGCGGGACTTCTTGTCTCGATGAAGCGATTGCGCCGTTGACTTCACCAACTTGCCGCGCCCGATTGGGTGACCGCGCCTGCAAGATCAGTCTTGCTGAGCATCAGGCCGAGATGACGCTTACTCAGATAACAGAGCCGCGGCTGGAATTTGCTGATCTTCAAGGGCTGGCCGCCGACTATATCTTCGGCGAATTGCGTTGGTTGAGCGGTGAAAATTGCGGGCTGCGATTTGCTATTATCAGCGGTGACGGCGACGCGATCCGGTTGGCTGATCAACCAACCCGGCCTGTGTTTGTTGGCGATAAAGCACTGCTTACAAGCGGCTGCGACAAGAATTTTGTCACCTGCCGGGACCGCTTTCAAAACAGTATCAATTTTCGCGGCGAGCCTTACTTGCCTGGTAATGACCTGCTCACGCGCTACCCCGGAGCATAATGATGACATCTGATGACCTGGAAACAGACCGTTCGGCGATGATCGCCGAGGTGGCGTTGGAATTATGTGGCACCAAATTCCGACTCCACGGACGGAATGCTGAGCATGGACTTGACTGTGTAGGGCTGGCTGCCCGGTGTTTAAGTGCCACGGATTTGGTCTGCGATGTGCCCAACGGATATTCCATACGCGGTGGGTCTGCCGAGCAAATCTCGGAGGTGATGATTCTCGCCGGGTTTTTGGCTCTTCCGTCTGGTGAACCGCTACGGGAGGGCGATATTGCATTGGTCCGACCAAGTCCGGTGCAATGGCATCTGATGGTCAGAACCCACTGTGGCTTCGTTCACGCTCATGCCGGCCTCGGCAAAGTGGTGCTTACCCCCGGTGAGGCGCAATGGCCGATTGAAACAGTCTTTAGAATTGGGGAATATTAGATGGCGACCTTGGTTTTGACAGCCGTCGGCACCGCCGTGGGTGGGCCGATAGGCGGAGCTCTCGGTGCTGTGTTAGGGCAGCAGATCGACCAGAATATCCTATTCAAACCCAGCGGACGGGAAGGTCACCGGCTGCAGGAACTGGCCGTGCAAACTTCCAGCTATGGTACGCAAATCCCGCGCATCTACGGCACAATGCGGGTCGCCGGGACAGTGATCTGGGCGACCGATCTGAAGGAAACCCGCGAATCAAGTGGCGGCGGCAAGGGGCGTCCGAGCAGTGCCACTTACAGCTACTCCGCCAGTCTCGCGGTTGCGCTCTCGAGCCGGAATATCAGTGAAATCGGCCGTATCTGGGCCGATGGAAAAATCTTTCGCGGCAGCGCTGGTGATTTCAAAACCGAAGCCGGATTTCGCTTTTTTCAGGGACATGAGGATCAGGCCGTCGATGGATTAATGGCCAGCGCCGAAGCCAACGGCGGAACTCCAGCCCATCGCGGGATCGCGCTAGCAGTCTTTGAGGATATGGATCTGACAGACTATGGCAATCGCATTCCCTCCCTGACCTTTGAGGTTATTGCCGACGATGGCTCGGTCAGTCTGGGCAAGATTATCAACGATATTTCAGGCGATAAGATCACAGCATCTATCGATGAGCAACTTCATGGCTTCGCTGCCGCCGGTGAAGATCGACGGGAGGCGGTGACCATAATTAGCGATAGTTTCTCATTATCCTTTCCTTCCGTTTCAGGTGCGCTATGCGCGAAATCACGGCAGCCTGAAATTGATACGGAGATAGTGTCACTGCGCGGTTTGATCGTGTCGAACCACAATGGCCGCCCGGTCGAGCGACCGGAAACAATCACGGTTTCCGAAGCAAAAATCCCACGGCAACATGCGCTGCGCTATTATGAACCTGAGCGTGACTATCAATCAGGCCTGCAAAATGCGTTTCGCCCGGGGACTAGCCGAGCGATCCTCAATCAGGATTTCCCCGCCGCGCTGGCTTCAACGCAAGCAAAAAATATCGCTCAAAAGAGATTATGGTCGCTCTATCAGGAGCGCAGCAGCACGCAGCTGCATGTTTTATGCGCGTCGCCTTCCCTGAAACCCGGTACGTTTGTCAGTTGGAATGATAGCGGTGATATCTGGCTGGTGCGAAACTGGGAGCTGAACAGAGGCAACATCAGTCTTGTTTTGTCAAAAGCAGGAGATGTTTTACCAAACGTGGACGGCCCAACAGACAATGGTCGTCCGGTGCAGGAGCTTGACGCGTTGGCAGGCATGACGAGATTGGCGTTGGTTGATCTGCCATTTGCTCTTGATGCACCGATGCAGGTTTCTGATGTTCCCAGACTATATGCCGCTGCTACGGGTGACTTGGGCTGGCGAAATGCGGAGCTATTGGCAGGTGATACAGAGGACGTGACCTTTGATCCCATCGGTCAGGTAACAGCGCCAGCTAGAATAGGCACTGCTTTGGAACCGCTGAACAGCAGTGGTCTGCATATCATTGACCGACAGAACGAATTGCTGGTGCAGATGCATAATCGCAATATGCATTTAGACCATGCGGATCAGGGACGACTTTTGATTGGGCAAAATATCGCGTCTATTGGCCAAGAGATTATCCAATTTGGATCTGCTGAACCAATTGGCGATAACCGTTATATCTTGTCTCACCTTTATCGAGGACTGGGCGGGACAGAGAGGGAAATCGATCGGCATGGTGCAAATGAAGATTTCATACTGTTAAGCGGCGCTGACCTGGCAGAAATTGATCCGCGATATTTTACCCCTTTTCTACCCGTAACCATATCTGCGCTCGGTAGAGACGATCAATTCCCTGTGCCGATGTCGATTCAGGAGCCGGGCCGTGCGCTGAAACCTTGGTCCCCCGTGCATCCAAGACATTATTTTGGTCAGGACGGTGATCTCCATATCTCGTGGGTAAGGCGATCCCGCGCTGGTTTGTTATGGCCAGATAGTATCGAAATACCTCTGGCTGAAGAAGCCGAGAAATATCGATTCAGTATCAACGGTCAAACCATTGCGGAGCCTTCAGATCCAGAGGTGATTCTCTCTGCAACACAGGTTCAATCCTACCGAGATTTGGATGTGTCATTTTTGGCGCTGGAGGTTCGGCAAATCGGCCAACATAATATCTCGGACCCATTGCTGTTCGTTATCGAGATATAG